TGCTCCTGCGCTGTAGCGCCACGGCGTAGTCTTCCACCGCGCTGGCCTAGACGGACACCGCCAAATAACTTAGCCCCAAGTACAAACTCAGGGATGGTGTCGAGTGCAGCGTAAGGAATACCCGATAATAGGGCAGTCATTTTTGCGCCGTAGTCTTGAGGGTCAACGCCTGAGTCTAGTAACTCTTGGTAAACGTCAGATGACGCAAGGCCATAATTGTTGGCGTAGCCTGCTGCTACCGCGCCAGTCATACCTGCTGCACGGCGTAAGATTTGACCTCTATCAGTACGCAAAAACGCTTGCGCTGCGGCTCTACCTTTAGCTCGTTCAGCTGCGTACTCTTGGGCTGCGTCTAAAACTCGACGCTTAAATTCTTTCTTACCGAAAACACCTGCGACTGTACCTGCTACAGAGCCAAGGCCAGGGGCTGCTGCAGAACCTGCAAAGAAACCTGCTAGACCCACACCGATAGTCTCAAGTAGCATCGGGCCTTGTGTACCTAGTGTCCCTACGAACCATTCGATTGGGCCAAGATCATCCTCACCCAAACCAATATCTGTGGCTTCTCCGTAGAATGGGGAGTTTTTGCGGATGTCTTCTTCCGCACGCTCCATCACACCGAGGCCGTATTCTTCTGCACCTAAGAGGGTAGCACCTGCGCCGAACAACTGACGTAACTGAGCTACACCTGTGCCGAAGTTTTCACTGAACCGTCTGCCTAGTGAAGGGTTGCGGATGTCGTTGATGTACTGACTCCACATTTCAGGCGGTACTTCTGACCAACCTTCACCTGCTGGGCGAGTAGGTGCTTGCTGAAAAGCTTCTGCGCCACCGCTGTTGATGTCATCTGCTACGCGAAGGGCAGTGTCAGCATCATCTAGATCAAAGATAGACCCATTCACAAACATCTTTTCTTGTGCTGGGTTATATAGAACTGTGGAACCCTGTGGTCTAGACGGTCTAGTCACAGTGGTAGGCATGGCAAACTGCGAGCGTGCAGCTTCGGCGGCTCCGGTGAGGCTCTCCATTGCGTTGCCTGTAAGATTACCAACGCCGATGTTAGGAGTAGGATCGTATGGATTGCCCAGTGGTTCCAGATTCATCGCGGTAAGTGTTGGGCTACCGAAAGGTGAAAGTCCCGCTTTTGCCATGTTATCCTACCTAATTAGTTGCATACGGATCGCCGCTAGAACCTGCTATTAGCCCGCTTGCTTGATCGTTTGTAAGCGGAATGCGTTGTAGCCCTCTAGTCATTTCACCTGGGTTATTAACATCAGGGATTTGGCCGTTCGGGTCAATCAGTATGTAGTTGCCGTTGCCTTGTCTAATGATAGCTTTTCCATCGCCAAGGCTAAAGACCTGACCATTAGAGTTTTTAATCCGCTCAAGCTCTTGGTCGTATGCGGCTTTGACCGCTGCTTCTGCGTTGTTAGCAATCATCTGTGCTTGAATCTTACGGATTTCCGCTGCTGTATCAAGGTCAGACTCAAAGATTGCATCGGCGCGAGATGCTGCGCGTGTTTGCTGAGCTTCACGGTAAGACTGGTCATATGCCAACTGCAAGCGTTGCGACAACTCAGCATATGTGTATGTCTGCTGAACTGTGCCGTTTACGCTCATATCAAATCTACCATCTGAGCGTGGAATAATCTGGATGTCGTAACCACTGTATGCAGACAGAACCGCGCCTGCACGAGCTGTAGAACCAAAAGACAAGTCTGACAGCGCTTGCGCACCCTGCATAAGTAGCAGGCGATTATCATACTCAAATATGTTTTGACGCGCTTGATCTGTTAGCGCCAGGCCAGACTCGCGGAGTTGTTCTGCATTTTGCCGCGCTGCGTCTGCTTGCGCTAAGTAATTATTTGCCACATCACGCTGGCGGTTGCGTCTTGCGATCTGGGCTAGGCGGCTAAACTCATCCGCTCTGCGGTTCTGTGTAGCGATTGCGCGGTTAATTTCGTTGAGGTTACGGTTGAGAGAGTCCGTCATCATGCGGCGTGCGTCAAGCACACGCTGTGTCTCAATCGGAATACCTGAAGGGTTAGTAACAAACACCTCAATGTCTACTTCATTCTCCAAGTTTGCCGCAGACTCTGGCGGCGGCGGAGCAGTTTCAGTAGCTGGGGGAGTAACTTCCGTCCGTGCAGGAGGCTCAGTAGATACCTCAGGCTGTGTAGTAGACGGTGTAGTAGGTTGTGTCGTAGGCGGTGTAGTAGGTTGTGTCGTAGGCGGTACGGGTGGAGCCTGTACCATCTGTGGACGACCAACGCCTGAGCCTTGAATCGTGTTGAGATCAATACCGTATGGTGTTTGAACTTCAGCTAGCTGCGCACCGTATGTCTGGTAGATGTGGTTATACAGCGTCACATACGCACGGTTGTAGTCAGAGTTACTGATGTTGCCATCGTCTGCGTTAAGCGGACGGCCAAGTTCTAGAACCGTATTTGCGTTACCTTGGTAGCCTGCACCCCAAAGATTTTTAGGTAGGCCAATGGCTTTGTTGTAAACCAGTTGCGCTAGGCCACTGATGATCTCAGGATTAGCTGAGCCACCTTGTCCGCGAGCGTTTGGCATACGCATGTTAGAAAACTGCTCAATCGCGTAGTCAACACGAGCTTGGTTTACTGTGCCGTCTGGCAGTGTAAACGCGCTTTCGATCTGGCTACGGTTAGCAGGGTCTGCAAACCAACGCTTCAGCCGTTCAAACTGAGCGGGCATAACTTGCATACCGCCCCGCGCACCGCGAGCGCTGTCACCTCTGGCACGGCCAAAGTCTGACTCGATGCCAAAGATGGCAATGGCTGCGAATGGGTCAATCCCGATTTCGTTAGCTAAACGGTAGACCTCCTGTACGCGGTTACTACCAATCTGAGTGCGTAGTCCGTCGATACGGCCAGTGATTAGACGCTCAGTGCGCTCAGCCGATTCTGGTACTACTGTAGAAGTAGTACGCTGATCTGCCTGATCCATATACTCTAATGCGTAAACAATCGGGTCTTGGCGTGCACGCTCTAGCTCTTGTGGGTTGTTGTAGAAAAGGCGGAAAGCCTCGTCACTAGTCCACCATGTATAAGCGCGACCTTGCTCAGGAGTAACATTTCGAGTACCTTGCCCGCCTCTACGACGAATACCTGCTGCGGAATAAATTTCCCGCATTGTGTTTTCCAAGCTAGTGCGTCTAGCAATCTCTTGGTTACGCGCAGTGTTGTCACCGTTGCGTCTGAACGGAGGTATAGGTGGTAACTCATCCCCAGCTGGAGGAAGCAAAGTGCTGTCTTCTTGTGTGAAGGGGTCTGTGAGTGTAGTAACTGGTGCTTCAGGGAGCGAACCATCCTCAGTCTCAACAATGATACTCCCCTCACCATCGGTGCGGGGTACAAGCTGAGTCTCTGGGGTCTGCGTAACAGGGGGAGCAACTGGCTCTACAGGTTCTGGTGGAACCTCAGTAAGCGGCGGCTGTGTCAGATCATCAAAACTGAAAGCCTCTGGCACTCTAAGGCCACCGACTTGGCCGGTAGCTTCATTGGTAATAGGCACATTTGCTTCGTCCTTGAGGGACTGATTTCTGTTTTGTAAATCACGCAAGCGGCTTGCAGCCTCAACGGATTGAGTATACTCCTCCGCAGACTGCATCCCTAGTGCGTTACCTATGAAGTTACCAAATAGAGCCATCTGTCAGCCCCCTTATACTGCAATAGTGCCGAACTGATTGTCCTCTGGAGGAGTGACTCCAGCACGCCGTCTTTGCTGCTGCTCTCTAACCTTGTCGATGTCGCCTCTATCAATGTTAAATCCTGCAAACAGATCGGCAATATTCTTACCTCGGTCTTGCGCGTACATTGTTGTCTCTACTTGGCGAGCATCATCAGTTAGGTTGTTGAGTGCATCAGTATATGTAGCAAACTGCGCTGAGTTCGGTATCGCAGACAGACCAGCTTGAGTAATCTTGTTCTGGCCAGTTAGACCCTGCTGGAAGCCTTTGTCATATTCCGAACTTACATTACGCGCTGCGTCTAAGCTCATGCGGCGGCGTTCAGATTCACTGATGCCACGGCCTCTGCTAAGTGCATACTTACGCTGCTGTTCACGCAACTTACGCTGCTGTTCGATGGCGGATTTATTAGCCGCTTGGAACGCCATGTATGTTGGGTCGAACTGCCGTGCCTGCTGCAAGAACTGTTTCGCCGCGTCCATCTGTGCGTTAAACGCTGCTTCGTCACGGTTTTTAAGTTCTGTAAGCTCAGCTTTGCGTAGCTCAAGAAGTTCACGCTGCTCTGGCGGCATCTCTGGGTCTGGTGCCAATGCTGCACCAATCAACTGTGCGCCCGCTTGCATTGTGAGGTTAGCCAGTGCTTCTGGGTCAGTAAGTTTATTGACCACCGCAGAGCCTGCTGTTTTCATACCGGCCACGAACCGTTCGCCTAGTGAGGCTTTGGTCGCTGCGTCTACTGCTGCATCACCGGTAACTTGAGCCACTGTCTGAACTCCGCTGGCGCTAGCGCTAGTAACAGGTGCCGTAGTCGTGCTAGACAATGCTGTAGAAGCTGCGTCAGTCCCTGGGGTGTACACTGCATTTTGCAAAGTTGCCTCTGGAGTAGTAGTAAGCGTCTCCCCAGATACACTAGACAATGTAGACCCAGCATCGCCTGCGCCTAGCGCGGGTTCTGCTGCAGTCGGTGAAGTCGTAGAAGCTGTAACCGCTGGGTCAGGCTGGCCGAAGTTAGTGCCTAGTGTGCGGTTCGCAGTTGCTTGGATACCTGTCTGGTTGACGTTGCCAAGTCCTGCGCCTGTGCTTTGAGCTACGCCGTAACCACCGATTGCGCCACCGAGTGCACCTGTAATTGCGCCTGCTCTAACATCGCCGCCTGTAACTTTGGCTGTGATAGCACCAAGTCCTGCACCTACAATGGCTGAGCCTGCTACAGCGCCTACTGTAGTAGAAGCCGCTGCGGATACAGCTGCGCCTAACACGCCTGAGGCTGCGATTGACGAAGCGATTGCCGGTGCCGCGATTGGGATAACAACTGCGGCTACAACTGCGATAACTTTTTTAACGCCGCCGCCGTGTTGGGTTTCTGGGATACGAGGAATAGTAGCGCTAGTACTAGGACTAACAGATACTACCATCGGATTTATTCTGATAGCTGTCATTTTAGACCTCCGTTAGGTTCTGCTTGAGCTGGACATATTTACGTTCAAACCCAGCTGCTGACAGAACACGTTCCATTGCTGGTGCCACTGAACACTCAATCTGTGTAACGCCACAAATACGCGCCCACCCTTGTACGTCACCCCAGTGTTTTTTAATAGAGTGGCGCAAGTCTTTACCCCCGAGGGCTACTACATTTAGAGCGGTGTACTGTGGGTAGTAAACCAACTGTAGTATAAGGACTAACTTAACATCAGGCAGTTCTGTCTCATCGTTCTTAACGACAATTACAAACATTTCGCCTTTCAGCGCTGACGTATATAGGTCATCTATGGTGCACTCTCCGTGCATACCTTCTAAGCAACGCTCCAAGTGTGGGACAGACTGCGCCCAGTACTTATCTAAAAGCTCTTGCGTAGACAGCAGAATAGCCTCGTACTTTTTAGGTGCGAGACTTTCTGTTTCTGGTTTATCTACGACTTGTAAGCTCATGTTACGTCTGTGTCCTTACTTGATTTTCGCCCAATCAACTTGTCGAAGAACTCAGTACCTTTCTGAGCCACGATATGCTTAGGGATAATATACTCGCCGCCTTCGGCCTCGATCATGCCGCCACCTTTCATCTTGATGGGGATGCCGCCGTTTGCGTGAGACGCACCTTGAAGTAGCCCACCTGTGGCCATTTCTGGAGGCTGCTGCATTGGCTGCTGCATTTGTGCCGCACCGTCACCTAACTGTACGTCAGCGGCTAGAGCCTTAGCGGCAACAACAAGTGCAGTAACTAGACCTTGATCGTATTCCATCGGTAGGTCATTTGGCCCTACTAGGCCACGATCAATAGCAAACTGGCGAAGCTGTGGATACATCTGCGGGTTTTGCATAGCCACTTGAGCTAGCTGTACAGCCATGTTGATTTCTTGCTGAGAAATCTCGCCTGACTGCATCCCCGCTTCAATCGCCGCACGAACACGCGCAACAACTTCGGGGTTCTTGGCAAGCATGTCGTTGATCTGCATATCTGCCATCTGTGGATTCATCGGGCCAGTAGGCTGGCCTGTTTGCAAACCAGCAGGTACTTGCCCGCCCATCTGATAGCTAGATTGACGGTTACGGAAATCGTCAAGTTCTGGAACCTGACCGCCCATTGCGTAGCTAGGCTGCATACGAAAATCTAAAACAGGGTACTGAGGGTTTGTCGCTGCAGTGCCTGTTGGGATATTACCTACAGCGCGTTCATTAACGCCTGCTGCTGGAGTACTAATTAACTGTTGAATACTTGGGGGTAAATCTAGGGAAACAGTAGATGGTACTGCTGCTGGGGTCGCACCTCCTGTAGCGACAGCGGGAGAGGGTGCCATCGCCGGAGGTTGTGTAGTGGGGTTCATAGCCATGTCACATCATCCTTTAAGCTGTCTAATAAGTGCGTTTAGCACGTTTCTAGTATACGCCAATCGTTTGCTAGTGTCTGTACATCAGTTATTAACAAACCAACGTCGTCAAGTCCAGCAACCTCTTGGCCACTAATTGTAAAGCCTGTGCCTTTAGATGACACCTGCCTCATGTTTTGGTCGGGCATCTCAAGTAAAGTTATCTGCCCTTTTACGACAGCTCTACTTGCAAGATCAGCTTCACCACGCAAACCGGTAAGTAACTCTACATTCTCTTTTACAGAGCTGATAAGCACACTTTGCCAATCTGTAATACCCCCTTGGGGAACTGCTGGTATAGCTGTAAACCTTGCCATTACGATGTCCTTAATCCGTAAGGTGTCTCGCCAAAGTGTATAGCTCGTACACGAGAGGAACCTGACACCCCTACCTCAAAGGTATCCGATCTATAGCCAGTAGGCAATCTAAATATATCATCACTGGATATAGAACCTTGGAAGATTAGCTGTTTATCTACCCAAAGCTTAAACGTTACAGGTTGGATACCTGTGTTAGCTTTCTGGTATCTGGTCTGCGGGTCAGCGTTAAGTGTGAAGCCGTTAATCGTACCATTGTTGATGTATGTGATACCGCCAGATATAAAGTTTGTTGGCCCGTTTAGAGTACCAAGCTGCTGGCTTCTGGCCCATATTGAGGTGTTAAACACAGGCACGCCGTTGTTATAAGCGATAATGTTTAGCGTCTCCTGAGAACTTGTTTCGTAGTCTGCGACTACTCTAGCGGCCCCCAGATTAAGGTAGTCTTTAGTGACAATGGTTTTAGACTTCCATTCCATAGGGGATAGGACTTCGTTCTCGTTATCCCACTCGTAAATGTCTCCGTCGCTACCTTCAGTGTAGTACATAGTCCCAGTCTTAGGATCAGAATACGCCGCGCTAAATCTGTATTGAATCTGTACAAAAAACCCACCGACTTTATCGTCACGCTCAAAGATAAAAGATTTCTCACTGTGCGACCCGAAATATTTACCATCGTAGAAATGCCCAACAATAGTGTTGGGGTCTAAGTCTTCGTTCCAAGTATCCCAGTCGTGGACATACTTAGTAATTAGGTCAATACCTGTAGTAGGACTCCATGCTGCAAGCCCGCCATGTGTAGACCACACAACGCCGTAACCCATGTTCACAACAGACCGTTTAGAGTAACAAGGGTACAACGTATCAATACGCGCTGACACCATTGTCGCTGGATCGTTACCGGATACTTGATATGGGTACTCTTCCGTAAGCACGATGATGTAGCCAGACACAGCCTGAATAGCCACGATCTCTGCGTCGAACGTGAGTCGGTATTTCTCAGGCCACGCATGTGGGGTATCAGGAAATGAGAAACATAGCTGGTTGCCAAAGAATCCAACGAGAATGTTGTTGTGCGCAGTGATAAGCCCCTGCATATCTGCAGGCGGCGGATCATATTCTTCAGACGGGATAATAGTTTCTAGGCCAGATACTAAGAAATCATCTGTAAAGTTGTAGCTAGCATCGCCCCAGTACCGCGCAGGATCGTCCAAGCTCTCTGAAACGTCGTGGTACATAGTACCTGCAGCTACCGCTGTATTTCCTACATTAGACGCTGTTTGTGCGTACTTAAATGTGTAGTCGTTTACAACCTCAGTAACTTCGCCATCAGTAACATTGAAGCTAGATACTGTGCAACCGCTAATCTTAAACCTATCGCCCACAATAAAGTTATGTGGATACAACAGGGTTACTGTAGATACATTGCTGTCTCGTTCAACACTAGCTAGGGCTGTAGGAAACCACAATGTCGCTAGCAAAAAATAGTCCGTGGCGGCTGCGGAAGCTACGCTTCGATACAACCTAATACCACGGACGAAGTTGTCCCCGCTTGGTGCGGACTGCGGGAGAGATGAGACAGTAACCTCCTGACCTTCCTTAATATACAACTCATTTGACACGTTGGATGGGATAGATTCTTCATCCCACGGAGTGACCCATGTGTAGATATAAGTTCTGATTTGTGTGTTGCCCGCTAGATCAGAGCGGCCAGAAGTATTCGATGTTTTGCTGACTTGGTCGCCAGAGCTGAAGTACTGAAAGTCTGTGCTGTTAAGTACAGTAACTTCCACGTTCTTAGCGTTAAACGCTTTAGCTTCATCAGAAGTGCCGAAGTCACGGATAGTAACGATGTTACCTGTGCTAAGGTTGTGGGCAGTGCTTCCGTAGAAAGTAGCTGTGTTACCTGAGTCGCGCTCGTAGTGCGTAGAGTTCACAACTGTGAAAGACGCAGCCGACACAGACGGTGTCGTATCTGGGAGCGGCAGACCTAGATCGTAATAGCCATTGGCCACAGGGTAGGGTTCTACACCGTTAGTAGCTAGGGCATAGTCAGATACTTTAGGCTTGCCGTCACCTGTGTAGTAAAAACGCTGCGCATTATCAGCGCTATCAGACGCAATGGCAATGTCTACATCAGTAGTCCATGATAGCCACACTAAGTCATCAGTGACAGGGTCACGCAGCGCATGGAGTGTTTTAGACTCAACGGTGCGCTCAGTATTGTCTACGACTACAGGAGTTCGGTATGGTAGCAAGTCACCAGAATAAAGCTTCACATTAAAAGCTTCTTGGGCCACGCCGTCAGGCAGTAGCTCCGATGAAATCTTAGGTGCTTCACCTAGAAACTTTGTAAGCTTTACTGATGCCATTAGTCCACCATCTTCAAAGCAGCCGCATATGTCTCTTCATTCCTGCGTGTCCAACCTCTGCCGAAGCTATCAAACGTAGATAAAGACTCATAGAAACTCTGCCTGATATTCTTGTAATTTTCAATAGACTTCTCTATTCCGTGATGCTGGATGTACTCATCAAGGCTGCGTAAAGTATTAGGGCCGATGCCCCCGTCCACTTCAGTGTCGATCATAGCCTGTAACTTTTTAGCCGCACGCCCAGGCCCAGAGTTTACAGCCCAGTCAAATACTGCAAGGTCAAACCCCGCAGGTAGATGGTCTGCTTTTACTTTGTGCCAGTAGTTCTTTTCATACAGCGGAGCAACATCTTCCTTTGTAAGTTCTGTCATAGGTTTAGTGCCGCCCCATGCTTCCCATACACGTTTGGTTACACCGAGGTTAGTTTCGCCCCCAGGATCGCGGGGGTGGTTCACCCAACCACCTTCGTGGTGAAGTATAATGTCTAGACAGTGCTGAAAGTTGCCTTTCATTTGGTCAATCCTTTTGCTTTCTCGAACGTGCGTAAGCCGCCTAATCCGAGCATACCCAATAGAACAGTCATAAGACTATCCATGTCGAACGCCGGTAAATCCGGCGATTCCATACCTGCATAAGCAAACCCAAACGTCACCATAGGCACAAGAACAAAGTGCCATATCATCGCAAAGCTAAGTCCCCAGCCAAGAAAGGGTCGCCAACCCGCCACAAAAATGGAACGGTGCGACGCTTCCATCTTATTGATCTCGAGTTGGCCCATAGCCTGCTCGTGCATTTGTTTTTCGGCCATAGTGGCTATCTCGTGAGCGAGCTTAGCCCTCTGGTCTTTGTCTTCTATAAACTTGTCTAGCAGTCCTGTGACTGGGCCAATCAGTGCTTGTAACATACGCTACCCTTCTATGTTAAACCTGAGGTTTTCGTGGTCAGGGTAGTTAACTACTACTTGCCCTTCTGGGCATTCGTAGTGGATATACGCTATAAGCGTAGCTTCCCCAGCTGCTACTTCGTCAGGATTGTCTAAAGTTATGGAGTACGCAAACGTATCTACTCTATCAGTAGCTGGCCCCATAAACTTAGTTATGGAAGGCGTTGCGCTGTGAACAAATAATTCGCTGTCACGAACATCTAGAATAAACTCAGTAACCGTGCAGTCATCACGATGTTTCTCACGGGCTACCTCTACCTTAAACGAGCCGGTAGCTGGCCCCGAAGTAATAGCAAAATGCTCCGGTGCCCAAGTAAGTATAGGGTCGTCAAAACCGATTTTGTCATACAGGCTATATCCGCCGCCCACTAATGCTAGTACAGCAGTGACAGCTCCAACCCCTTTTGTGACGGTTTCAAAATCCATTACTTCTTCTCGCTGCCTAGCCAAACTGCAAACGCGCCAGTCATAGCGCCAGAAACGACACTAACCATTGCACTCTGTTGGGTAGATAAATCAGGGAGAGACATCCCCCATTCGATCACGCGGATATACATACCTGTCATTACGAGCATCATAAGACGCGGCATGATCTTCCATTCAAGAAGACGTTCCATTGTTATAGCCATCATGCAACTCCTTTCAGCCAGAGCATCCACCAGATTAAGCCTATAACTGCGGAGATTAGGATTAGGATTAAAACTCCTATCAACACGTTCTCAGCCATTTGCGCTTGCTTGCGTTTAGCCGCTGCTTCAGCCTCCCGTCTAGCAATCCTAGCGTCTTTTTGGAACTTTACCCAGTCCCCCCAAAGACCTGGCCTACCGGCGTATATCATCCATTGTTTTAGCTCGTCTTCTTGCTCCTTTATCCGCTCCAAAGCCATGAACTCTTCAAAGTCTGTACCTTGGTGTGCGGCTTTCTTTTTATTTACCTTCCGCTGTAAGTCTTCTTTAGCGTTGGTAATTTCACCTATTTTACCAGCATATGAACTTAGTTCGCGCCCATTGCTGATAGCTTGCTTAATAACCGCAAAAGCGGCGTTTGCGGCGGCGAGTTCGGCTAACATCTAGCTGACCCTCCGCAACACACAACTACTTACCGTAAACCTTCTTCATACACTTTTTGGCCATCGCACAAGCGCGTTTAGTCTTACAACCAGGGCAAGGCTTAAACACTTCGCCGCCTTTAGCGTAAGAAGCAGTAGGTTTCTTTTTCTTTTTATCGTTCATCATGATGAACCTCCTAACAAAACAGCGGCTAACACTGATGCTAATCCTACAATGATTGCGCCACATGCAACAATCAGAATACGTTCAAGTCTATCAACCCGTGTGATGAATGTTTGGTACCTCTCTGCGCAGACGGCCTCGTGCGTGAGAAGTTCTTGCTGTATCTCAGCGACTGTCATCTTTGCCACGCATTGCCTCCAATACTGCTTGGGTCTGGTCATCGACCTTGACCTCGGGTTCATCAGGTAATTCAGGTTCCTCTACCAATACGCAGCCCTCTTCAACAGGGTCTGCTGTTCTAGCAAACGTACCGTTAGGGAACATATATAGAGGGGTTTGTTTCATTAGCTGCCCGAGTTAGACCCTGCGTTTTGACGCTCTGTAGCAGTATCTACTACGTCTAAGTCATACGCTTGTTGAACTTGTGCGTCCTCACCTGTAGCAAGCGTAATACTATTTGCGTTACAGTGGGCTACTAACAAAGATATAATCTCTTCTTTTGCGATACGCGCTCGATTTTTTAAGGCGTTGTCCGCAAAAGTTTGTGGTGTATTAGCTACATACTCTAGAGACTTATACTCTGTATCAGTTAGCGTAACAGTAATGTCTGGCATATGTACCTCCTTATCCTATTAAAAACCCAGAAAAGTTTGCGTTACTTAAAGTTAGCGACACAGATACATCGCCAAGCTCAGGCTCGATATAATCGTTCTCTGCTAACTGTAAAATACAACTAAACGAACAAGTCAACTCAACGCCGTTTCTAGATAGAACCCCGGGGTTAAGCATACTCGATGGCGATCCGGCGTTTCGGCCTAACTCTACCCCGTTCTTTTTCACGGTTATATACATACTGTCATCTTGTGAGTCCAAACTACTCACATCATCACGGTAACAGCTTATGTGAAAATCAAACTTATACGCGCCATCTGCCGGTACAGTAAACCTATTACCTGAAGTACTATAGTGGCTACCCCTGTTAACAAGTGTACTGTTTACACTTATCTCTATATCTCCTGTACCTAGTGTGTAAGAGGAGCTTCTATAAGCATAAAAGATAGGTTGATTAGGTTTTGTGACATAGTTGTTTTCGTCAATAAAAACACCGGTGGCACCGTTTGAACCTAGAGATAGGCTGCGGGTAGAGCCGCCGGAAGTAGCGTTAAGATACGATCCGTTAGAAACAACACCCGTTACAGGATCATTATTAGCACCCGCTACACCCATAATAAGGTGCTGATTGTTACCGTCTTGTTTAAATACCAGTTGAGGGTTGTGGCTTTCAGTAACGTTATCTGAGTCGGCAAAAAGCGTAAGTGTTACACCTTCAGTACTTTTCAGTACCATGTTTACAGCGGAGTCCGCGCTAGCTCCGTTTTGAATCGTAACATTGTTTGAAGAGTCAATAGAGATAGCAGTATCAGTAGCAGAAGAAACTACGCCGTCTACAGATGCGTTATCAATAATGTCTTCAAACAGAGCTGCAGTGGGGCGAAGTTCAAAACGATCACCAATCGCAAAAGACGACGCAGATGTTCCGTCTTGACCGCGAACAGCAGTCATAGAATCTGTAGACCGTGCAGTTACCTTTACGATCTCGAGATTATTTGCTGTATCGACAAGCGTAGCGTAAAAGTAGTCGCCCGCACCTAGTGTAGGGAAACGTGCGCCCTGACCGCTGTCCAACGTGATAGTCGTAGATGCCGAGGTTATCGCTGCGGAGAGTGTGCCGAAAGCATTATTTGTAACTTTTACGCCCATTACGACACCTCATCCCAAGTCTGTGTTTCTTCGTTCCATGTGTACGCCCCTTCACTCGGGCGCTCTACTGGAGACTCCCAGCCGTATGTAGTGTTGTTAAACGTCCAACTAGCAAAAGGTTTAGGTTCGTAGAAACCGGTTCCGTCATATAAAAACCCCACACCCGCGTAATTTTTTCTAAGAGCTTTAGATTGATCAGCGCTTGGCTCACCTGTTTCAGGATTATAATGAATACCGAGACGTGTGTTGTAGGATGTTTGCACCCACTCACCTGGTGAGTTGTCAACAAACGAATCAAAAAAATCAGCTTCAGCAACTATTACTTGGGCAACAACACCGTCAACTACTTTTGCATAATGTCCCATGTTGCCCTCCTTATGGTTGGTACCTAATAACTACAATGCCGGAGCCACCGTTTCCAGCTCCGCCCCAACTACCGTAATAGCCCCCGCCGCCACCGCCAGTGTTAGCGCTTCCGTTTAAGACTGAGGCTGCAAAAGACGTACTGCCGCCGCCACCGCCTCCGGCTCCTCCTGCGTATGAAGTTCCAGAGTCTCTACCGCCACCGCCTCCAGCATAAGTAACAGCTGAACCAGTTCTGTAAGAGTTTGATCTGCCGTCGCCACCTTGGCCGCTGCCGTCTGTACCACCAACTTCGGCTGCACCGCCGCCGCCCGCAGCGCCGCTTGCTGTCTGACCTGCAAATCCTTGCCCTGACGTTCCTGAGCCTGCGGATCTACCGCCTCCGCCTCCGCCTCCGGAGCCTCCGGAGCCAGCGTTAGCTGCATTTGCACTACCTGCGCCTCCGCCTCCGCCTACTGCAGTGTAACCCAAACCAGTAGAGTCCGCGCCGTCATACCCTCGGCTAGAATTTGCTTTGTTTCCGCCTGCCCCAACAACAATGCTGTTACTAGACGCTGATATACTTACAGATGTTTGCTCTAGCATACCTCCTGCGCCTCCGCCACCAGATGTATCCTGCGCACCGCCACCTCCGCCAGCTACAAGTAGTATATCTGCAGACGCAGAAAAACCTGTGGGTACGGTAAAAGTACCGGAGCTAGTAAATGTGTGTACACGGTAAGTACTATATGTAGTAACTGTGCCGCCGCTAGGTAGCCCTATAGCAGTTGTGGTTAAGGCCGCAGACTCAATATTATCTGAGTTAGTGACCGTTATAGATACAGCATTACCCGTTGTAACGTTGTTATACACTGCCGCAGGGACATTAACTGTAGCTGATGTATCTGAAGCCGGTGTAACCGTTACATCTTCGTCGATAGAATCAGAAGATTGCGTAAAGTTAACAACTAAGTTAGCTGTTAAAAAACCTGTGCCGGTTAATGTAAGCGTAGACGCTGCTCCGTTGTAGAGACTACCTGATATACTGCTTAAAATAGGTACAACGGATGACACCTTAACCCAATCGGTACCGTTCGAGAAGTACACAACATTATCATCAGAGTTGTATCTAATGTGGCCTTCACTGTCCGCAGCCGCAGGTTCTTGAGCCGTAGTACCAACTGGCAATGCAAAAGACCCCGTAGACGAGGTATCCTTGTCATAAGGGTTAGACGAATCTTCTAAAGCTGCTGCTGTTACACGAAGCTCTACACGGTCACCAATGACAAATGCCCGCGCTGTAGTATTATCTTGGGCGCGAACAATCGTAAGAACATCGGTAGACCTTGCCGTACACTTAACAACTTCTAGATTGTTAGATGTGTCAATCAGCGTGATGTAGAAATATTCATCGGTAAGAAGCGCAGGAAAACGAGCACCCTGACCGCTAGACAACGTAATGCTAGTGTCAGAACTAGAAATGCCAGCGTTTAGAGTGCCGAACGCGTTGTTAGCAAATTTGATGCTCATTTCCTAATTCCTTAGTTCACAGTGACAGTCCATGTAATACCCAGAGTATCAGCTGCTCCTTTGTTGATAACAGAAAATACTGTGCGACACAACATATCGCCACCTGAGGAAGCGTTAAACAAACCAGCTTCGGTAATCGCACCGGTTCCTGTACCTGCACCGAATGTAGCAACATAAGCCACAGCGTTAGCAGTTACAGTAGTCGATGTAAGCGCAACACGACCTGCTTCAGTACCCAGTGCAGTGTCGCCAGCGGCGGCTGCAGTAGTTCCCGTACCAATAGCCATGTGAGACATAGCCGTGGTAGTTGCATCTTTCATACGCTCAGCAATAAAATCTTTGCCAGAAGTGACAACAAGGTTAGGGACAACAGTTTCCTGTGTAACGTTGCCTTCAGGGTTAGTAACCGTGATCCGAAGTTCACCGGTCATTTTGATGGAATCTTGAATCATGGTTATCTCCTTTACAAGATTGCTCTCTGCCCCACAGTACTGTTGCCAGGATTGAGGGGCGTCTGGTTAAAGATATAACCGCCCAGTGCACGGTCATCTTCGTCTACGTCAGTATAATGGAAGTTGACAGCAAGTCCAGCAGAACTTGTATCTGGGGCAGTTACACGGTCATTGGCAAGCATTACGGTGTTAACCGTTTCAGCCATACCTATCACGCCCGTATAAGGGACGTAATAATCAGTTCCTGAGATATTATACGCATAAGGTTCTTCGACAAATCGTCTATATCCATCAGAAACAGAAACAAAATCAGGATACGCAAACTCAGAATCACCGAGTGTAAGCAGCGTAGCTATGCTTTCAGTAGCTGTAGCTGTATCGCTATATACCGCTGTAAAGTTAAACACAGCAGCCTCTATAGGATTAGCAGAATCTGTCAACGGCTTAGTGCTGTCGTAAGCTAAACTTTCAGACATAGTGACAGGATCGGCGTCAGCATCCGCATCACTACGGTCAAAGTCTACGTTTTCTGTAAAGTTTTTAACGTTTACATCTGATACATTAACTGTGTCAGACTTAGCCAGCTGTATGTCAAAATCATCGACAGCATCTGAAGGCGTGAATGAGTCAGCCAGTGTGGGTCTAACGTCAAATGTGTTTGACTCTGCCATAGTAACAGCGTCTGTTTTGACGATCTGAGGGTTGTTCTTAATCCCCTCTACAGCAGTAAGTGAGTCACTAAACCCACCATGCGTAAAATCTTTAGCGTCTGACTCTGTTACGGATGTTGTGTCGTTATCCGCTATATCAGCAAGCGTGACCTCTTTAGCGTCAGACTCAGTCGCTGTAGCTGTATCAATAAGCCCTTTATCAACATCAAAATCGTCGATACTGTCAGAAGCAGTTACAGGGTCAGGGTCAACGTCAGCATCGGACAGATCAAAGTCTACGTTTGAAGTAAATGCCTTCACGTTCGACTGAACCGCAGTAACAGCGTCTGTACTAATCTGCGTGTAGTCTTTTGCGATTACTTCTGTAGCAGTGACTGTGTCGTCAAACTCAGTCGTAACATCAAAGCGGTCAATCGCCTCAGAAGCTGTTGCTGTGTCTGTCGCTACTGCACCAACAGCAAAATCATCTATAGCATCTGTAGCTGTGACAGCATCAGTCTTGGGTATGTCTAATTCGTTTGCTATAGACTCTGTAACATACACATCAACAGTTTCTGGTATGCCTGTGTTGTCTATAGTCGTCGAGCCATTAGCTCCATCAAACGTAAGAACTATAGGATTTGTAGGATCGACAGCTACAGGCGACGCTGGTGTAAAACCCTGCCCGCCATACTTATCCGATGTAGATAAAGCAAATCCATCGACGTAACCTGCCCAGCCGTTTAAGTTATTAAAGTCCGCACCTATGCGTAGTTCAGCTGCTGCAGGAGTACCCCCAGCAGAAGCTGTATGTATGACAGCCCCGTCTACAAAAATAGTGTATGTATTTCCAAACGTCCCGCCGCGAGTAACTGCAAGGTGTGTCCATGTGTTAGCGCTAAAAACATTATTTTGGCTTTTAAGTATCCCATTCCCTCGGATAGCTACAAGAAAACTACCCGACTGCCGCAGCATAATGTTATCGTCATTGTAAGCCACGCGAGAATCAAAGATTACATCATCCTGCGTACCGCTAGTAGGATAAACCCACATTTCCACAGTAAATGGATTACTGCCGTAGTCTAGTGTGCCGTCAGAAAGAACATAATCACCCGTACCATCTAGCTTCAGACTAGCACTGCCGTACTTCTTTACAGCCGTAGATAGTTGAGCATCACCGTAAGCCGTGAACCCTATTAACCCTGGGCTACCGGCTAAATCATTATCAGCAAGCTCGCCAACGGTTATATCTTTAACGTCGTCCTCTGCTACATTTACTGGGTCAGGGTCAACGTCAGGGTCTGATGGGTCAAAATCAACAAGACCTGTAAAGACTTTTACGCGTGTCTCTGTTACAGTTACGGAATCCGCTAGGATTTTATCTGCGTCAAATATGGGATCAGAGTCTACTGGGGAAGCTGATTCGTTCTTAAATGTATCAACAGCTTTTTGAAGATCTGACTCCGCGCCATCGGTTACAAACACAGCTTCAGCAGGTAAGTTAGTCTGGGGCAGTGTTTCGAAAGCCTGCCCGCCGCCGTCGCGGTCATAGAAAATTAGTCTGGGTGTGTCTCTTGCTTCTACTTGAATATAGTTAGGCTGCGCAACAGCCATGCTAACGTAGCTAACAGCAGCAACGGCGCTATAATAAACAACACTATCTACTGAAAGCTTTATTCTCATGCAAGACTGTCTCTTACTCTAAAGGCTAGCGTTTCAAATACGGTTTGTGTACCAACGCCTGAAGTAGTAACAACTACCTCGCCTTCGTACGCACCAGCTGTAGCGCCGATTAAAGCGCCGCCAGAAAAATCAAACTGTACTTTACCGTCAGTCCCGTTGCCTACGTTACTTGCATTGATAGTAGCAATAAGTGTGGTGCTATCTTTTTTCCTAAACCTAACAGACACAGTTACAGACGGAGAGGATAAATCTATAGGATCACCTGTAGCATCGTCGCTAAGCGTTAAGACGATTACCGGTTTTGCGTCTCCTGATACTAGTCTAATAACGTCTGCCATGTTTCACCTCACGCAAATCTTGGGTATTGCACACGCATAGAGCCTCGACCAGTGCCGAGATTGGCTCTAGCCCTGCGCTCTGCTAGCTTGTACGCAAATTGTTTAGCATGGTAAGACGCTAGCTCTCTGTCGCTCCATGTGCGGTCTGGGAGCACTAAAAGATGCTGCAACGCACCGTGCATGATTACATTTTCTAAATCATCTAAAACAGTTTCATCCATTTCCGTAGCTGTGCGTAGCGGCTTACAAGCAATAATCATACGGACATCATAGTTAGTGCCGCCGTCAGGAAGAGGTGCTACTGCAAAGTTATCAACATCAATGGTTGTAATATATCTAGGTTCAGCTTCTTCATCGCTGCTAGTGAACGGCCACTTGGGGTATATGTCATGCAACTGGTCTAGTGACACAGGCTTCATTTTGTTTCCGTTTACTGTCGCCGTAATAATTGCATGTACTTCAGCAAAGTTAGGCGGGTCATACGGATAATCGTATACACCCTGTGTTAATCGAATTGGGGGTTGCTCATGTCGCCATGCTAGAGTGCGCTCACACGCTTCGATAGCTGCGTCTCGTACATACTGCTCCACAATCACATTAGGAGCGCCAGGGACGCTTGGAGCAAGCCTAGTAACAATTTCTGAAAACTTACGATTAGGCATTAGACAACATCCTCCTCTTGTAGCCCGCCGCGCTCAGGATCAGTAATTGATCTAGACTGAGCAGCCACGCCAAGGGCTTGGGTAAAGGACTGCTGGAACAACTGCGCACGCTGCGAATTAACATGTTCGTTGTCAACAGACTCAGCGATAAACACTGTAGCATCTATGACAACAGGTTCATATGCGTCTGGCAACAAGTCTACCGGTGTTACACCGTCATAATCAGGCGGAGTTTTTGAATACTCGCCTATAAGAATTTGATCCACTGGAGCTTTGGGGTAGATAAAGAATTTGTTGGGGTTCCGCACATGCCTCATAAAGTTTACAGCTGGGCCTGCTGGATCATTCATCCATGTAGGATACGCTTGATCCAATGCCTCGCGGTTTGTTTCAATAATACCGTTACCGTCCTTGACTGAGTAAATCTCGATCAAGCGGATAGAGTCATCTGGAGTAGACTGAACAACCGCACCGTCTGTACAAGGGATTTCGCCAATGTAAGCAAAGAGGTCTGGGCGCAGCACAGCAATACGCTTCAGTGCTTGGTTTGCAAACCCCAGCAGCACGGCATCACTATAACGCAACGGAGTATTCGTATCTTGAATAATCCGTCTAACCTCTAAGATTACATCGTCTAAAATCATTGCTCAACCCACGCTTCGTTATCTGGGGTGCTAGGGTCATCAGCAATATAATGGCCTTTGCTATTTCTAGCACGCTCTAAGCTCCTAGTTACTTCTGCAGCCAACTCCGGTGGAGTAGTATCTGGCTCTTCTGGTATCTCAGTGTCTAACTGTACCTTAGGTTTACGCCCTTTTTGTTTTTTGGGTATAAACTTTTCAGGAAATGCTTCTTCTTCCGTAACCTCTACGGTCAACGGGTTTTCCGCCAGAATTTCGTTCCAGCCGTAAATCTCACCGTCGTTGATGTTCTTAAGCCATCTAGCCATTACGACCTCCTCACAGGTTTAACACGTTTAGCCTTGCCTGCAGGCTGTCCTATTCGCTTCTTCTGCGCCACGCGACTCTTCTTTTCCGCCGCTGTTAACTCTGACGCAGTCTTAGGCGTTTCGCTCGACACTCGCTTGCTCGGCCTACAATATGGAGTACCACGTTTTTCACCTTGTTGTCTACCACAAGGCTTACCAGTGCGTACATCCACCCACTTCTCCTTAAACCACCGTTTAAGGTCTGCCCCCTCTTTACTTTTTCTTACTGCCACTTTTATTACCCCAGTTCTTAGCGCCTACTTTACGGCACTTTGCTAAGGCACCTGACGCGTAAGCCGAGGGCCAAACTTTATATCTTGACTTCACCTTATAGTAGCAGGCGTCTTTTTTAGATTGTGCTTTAGGTGCCGCCATATCTATCACCACTTCTTACATGACCAATATCTTGCGGTCATCTTTGATGGAGGTCTGCTGTCACAGCCATGCCTCGCACGAAAATTTTTGCGCCGCCCTGGCTGATCTTTTTTGATCGTCATGTTGGCATCGCCAAATCGAATAATTTTTTCTTTACCATCTTGACAGGCTTTAACAACAAATTTTTTGCCACCCTGTACCTGCCGCTTTGGCTTGTTACAAGCCATCTTCGATTTGTCGATCTGCTTAGCCATACTATGCCTCCGTAAAAAATACAGTTAGTGTAGTACCGGCCTGAACAGTTGCGTATATCCCATCGTGAAATAACACGCCTCCCTTAGGCATATCTAAATAATCTGTACTTTTTCCATACACCTGATAGACATATGGTGTTAGCCCTGAAACAGAGCTAGTGGCGGAATCGTAAAAATTGTAAGTAGAGTCGCTAGACAAAGGATGGTAAACAACAACTTTGTTTATATAAGCCCGTTTCGCACTAACAACGTCACTTGCGGTTAGTTGTACGGCTTTAACTCCGTGTTCATCAATATTTGGCATGTCCGCCTCCTGATTAGAGAGGGGGGCCGAAGCCCCCCAATCCTTTATGAGCAGTCAACCATTACAACTGTCAGCGTCATAACTGCTGCGTCTGCTGCGTTAACAGTAGTCACATCAATCGTATCTGCTGCAGTGTAATACTTACCGCTTGCCAAACCAGTAGGAGTACCGGCTGACGGAGTGGTAATGTAGGCTGCTGCCGTGTTAGCGTTTACGCCATCAAGGTAGCCATCTGGATCGTCGCCGTCACCAACGTCGATTGTCAGAGTGCCGCCTTCAGCAGTGGTGACATTAAGAGCTACCGAAGTAACCAGCGTATTTGCTGGAATCTTGATAACTTCCAAAACGTCAGTTGCTGCTAGCGCAGTAAGACCTGCAGCCGCACGAGCAGTCGTGATAGCTGCGAAGTCTAGGGTTACAGAAACGGCTGAAACCTTGTTAATGCCCGCAGCAACGTGTGCCGCGCCAGTACCAAGATTATAGCCTTTACCGTCATTATAAGTAGCCATGATCGTCTCTCCTTATACGCTGACAACCATAGTTGCGAGAGCTTCTGGCTTAACTACTTTATAGCCATAAACTTGCAAACCACGGATAATGTTGCCGAAAGTTGTCTCTGAACGGATGGTTTCCATATTTGTCATCTGAGATGCAAAAGTGAAGCCCATCTTATGACCAGCAATACAGCTGAACTCAGCACCTGACTTGTACAGGTTGTGAGACACATAGACTGTGAAACGGTCAATCATGCCAAGGCGACCATTGCGAAGAGGTGAAGTGTTGTCGCCAGTGATAGACGCGTCTTTCAAGTCAGATTGCTTGATAAGACCAGCCATCTTTGCTGGGATAACAAGGAAACGATCCTGTTCAGGACAGTTAGCCTCGTCCAACACAGTACCCGCATCAACAATAGAGTCGATGACATTGGTCTTTGTCAGAGATAGTGGAGTACCGGCTACACCCAAGTTTAGGTTGCCGGAGATACGACCAGCTGTTGCACCTTTGTTGCTCGCGCTAACGTCAGGCAACAGATCAGTCAACACGCGCTGGTCAATCTTGATCTTCATACGCTCAGAAGCGTCTTTAGACCACTGATCCATCAATGCGATGTCAGACTGAACTTGGTCAACGTCGTCTTCAACGCAAGCGAAGTATTCGCCTTTGTCGATTACGAGCTGCAGCTTAGCCTTGTCAGGGTTTTCGACTGCAAGAGTCTGACCCTTAACGTAGGTTTTGATGGTGATTTCCGGAGTAGTACGGATATTAACCGTATCACCCATGTTACGAATCTCACCTTCGTAGTCAGTGTTAGAGATTGCGGATAGGACAGTCGCATCGTAGAAATTCTCGATGAGTTTGCCCGACCAAATCTCAGGGATAAAATTGCCGGAGTAGTCCGGACGACCTGATGATACTGCAAAAGCCATGATAGCCTCCTTCTAATTATGCAGTGACTATGCGACCTTCTCGCTGGGCTGCGAAAATGTCACGCTCTATTCGGCCACGCTCCTCTTCCCGACCTTTGTACTTACCTTTACGGACGGCATCAAAGAAGCCTTCAATGTCCGCTGGAGAGTACGTCTGGCCTTCGGATGGCATAGTATTTGTCCCTGAGCGACCTCGCCCTGGGGATACCTGCTTCTCCAACTGGTTAGACGGAGCCTTCCGACTGGTTTGAGCAACTGACACACTTTTTGCCCCTGGCCAAGACATGAAGAACTGAGCCACGCGGCTTGAATCTAGATTAGCTTGCGCGTCTTCTAGATACGTTTGGCGTGAAATTCCTGTAAGTGGGTCTACCTCCAACAGCCATGACTGAAAGTCAGCGCTCTCGTTGATAGCGTTCCAATCAGGAACTCTCCTTGAAAGATCAGCCCAAAACCCCTGCTCTGCTGATTGCGCCTGTGCGTGCGAGATTTGATTCATCTGCGGTAATACGCTGGCTTGCATCTGCACGATCTGCTGTTCAAGCTGTGCCACCCGAGCGTTGGACTGAGCCAACTCCTCTCGTGCTGCACGCCGCATAACATCAATAGAATCCCCGTACTCCTGAACATCTTTATCTGTAATCAAAGGATCAACAGACTCAGGCTGCGCAGGCTGAGAATTTAATGTGCTAAGCAGCTGCTCCATTTGAGCAACACGGGACGACAACTCACGATTCTCCGCTTTCATGCGCGGAACATCAGCGTTGTACATACCCTGCAGTGTTTTGTACTTCTGCTCCCAAGTCTCTTCAGATTTGGTGTCCGGTTTTCCTTGCTCCTCGGTACCAGACTGGGGTGCTTGCTCCGCTGCACTGTTGGCTACAACCTCCTCTACAGGCTGCTCAGCATCGTTAGCTGCGGCCTCGGGCGCATCGCCCTGTGCCTCAACTTCCCCGTTGAGTTCCTTATAGAGTTCTTGTACTGCCTCAGACTGCATCTGAACTTGCTTTGGTATTGCCATGTTGAACGCTCCTATCGGTGTGCGTAATTAGCAGCTGTCATGACGACTTTGCCGCTATCTCAGGGGACTCGCTCACGAACTTAGAAAGTTCTGTCAGAACCTGACACCGCCCCTGTGCAAGTGCCGTATTCTGCGCGACGCTGGGTAGCTGCTCTAGCTCGTGCATCCGCCATTCCGCAAACCATTCGGCTATCACCGGATATTGGCGCACACTTGCGGCTAGTGCCTTAGTAACTTCAGGGGTAGGCCGGATCATCCTGCTGCTCCTGTGTCGCGGTTACTAACTATGTTCGCATCCTGCCCACCTTTGGGGGTACCGTCGGGCTGCACCGGAGCTGGCGAACCTCCTGCGGCTTGTTCTGCCTTAGCGGCTTCAAGCTGCATTTTAGCTGCCATCCGATTCATGTAGCCTTCCTTCTCCCTAGATGGGATGATGTCGTCCACAGGCATCTGCAACCCTTTAGCCACTTCACGAAGAATCGCGGCGCGGCCATCCTTACCAACAATCTCCATGTCGATCTGGTTGGCGGTTGCATTAAGAAATTCGAGTCGGCGGATGTTGACGGTCTCTTTAACCGCAAGGTTGATCGAGCCTTTTGGCATGATCTCAACATCGCCTTTTATAGATTCGTCCTCGTCATAACGCATATTGTAAACGAACTGACGATGGACAATCGGTTTAATGATGTCGCTGTCTATGTGCATAACAACTTGGCGAATACCTTTACCGGCTGCGCCCATAAGCATAGACAGCCCTGAGGATGTGCGTCCTGCGCCCTGTACATTAAGGTCGCCGTACACATATGACGGAATACCTGAATGGTCGTCCGCCAACTTACTAAACTTATCATATACGCCAAGTAGCGTAGTAGCGTTGTCGTCAGGCTGCGTAAACCGCACGGCTGGCGCACTTGACCCCAACGGATCGTTTGTTACTTGCCAAATCTTCCAAGGATGGAGTTGCGTAATGTCTTCATTTGGTGGGATACGCTCGAGATTAACTTCGACTTGAGGGCCAGAAGAGATTCCCATGTTGTTGACAAGAGCACGCGCAGCTGCGTTACAAACTCCTTGAATGTCTTCAATAATTTCCGGTATGCCGCTACCCCAGAAAGCGCCAGGGCGTTTAATGAAAGATGTTTTAGCATAGGGTTTTTCTCCTAGCGGATCGTAATTGAGGATGGCTTTGATGACATAGTTGCCAACGATCCACACATTCGCATCATACTCACGATGCTCTTCTTCAATCTCGTCCTCGTCAAGACCCCACTCGATAAGCATCTTACCGGTGACTTTGCCCCAGAACTCTAGAGCGTCAAAGGTTTCTGTTGGCCTGTTAAACGAGTGGAACTTACGCTCCTCCTCGTCCTTAATAAGCTCTACGTCTTCGTTAATCCACGATGATCCGTTGCCGATGTCCAGCACCTTACGGATAGCGTCATCATCGTACCCTGGCACGCCAATAAGGTCGGCCAGTTCGGTACGACTTAGGGGATGATGCTCAAACAAATACCCTTCGTTGATATTAGAAATACCTGGCTCGGGGTAGATTCGGAACGGGTCAACACGCTCAAACTCCGGCGCGATAATCTCGTCAGCCTCTACGACTGTGCGGCCATCTTCACCCACAGCCCAGCCTAGCTTACGCTGCCTGCGGATAACTGGCCCTTTAACAAAGGCACATGGGTAAGTAACTAGGTCAGTAATAAACTCGTTGAAAGAATCCGACCAACCGCCTTGAGCAAACTGATCTGAAATCTTAACCTTCATCTTCTGCGCACGGTTGTCTGCAGCCTCAAGAAGCTTAAACCGGTAGTCCTGCGCGACCATTTCTTTTAGCTCGACCATCTCGTCGGGTGTCGGCGCACGGCCTTCATTCTCTACGATTCTAGTCACTACAGACGCAAACGCGTTCTGCAACTCGGTTGTCTGCTCGGGCGATAAATCGGGAATTGGTGTCGGGTTTAAGTCCCAAGGCGGAGAGCCTGTATCTAGCAAAATATCGCGCAGCCAGCTTTCAGCTGCACGGCATTTTACCTCAGTGATCTGCATATAGATGTCTGAGCCGCCCTGCTCGTGAATCTGTTTTAATTTGTCTGCTTCGTACTCTCCGTTACGTTGGCGTAGTCCGCGAAGCATGATATTTTCAATAGGCTTCTTAGCTTGTCGCGCTGCATCCCAGCACGCACGAAGGTGTGCTGCAAGGCCCAGAACAACGGGATTCGCTTGGCGTGCTGCCAATTCTTTATCCACGATCTCTTTTTCGCGTTTGCGTAGTTCCGAGTTACTTACAACGTTAAGCATTCATTATTCCTCGTCCAGATCGTCCATTTCGACTATAGTGTCGGGGTCGTTCTTATCAGAGTATACAACACCGCCGGACTTATATTGGCGAACTTTACGCTCAGCCATTCCGCTTGTGTCCATCTTGGGGTTATCCGAGTAGACTGTGTAAGGTTTGCCACAGCCGCAAGGCATTCCTTTGTGCATGTTTACACTCCTACAAAATTCTATACGTTAAGTTATACATGGCAACAGGTTCTAACGCAAGTCAAGAAAAATTACCCCCTATGGGGGCAATCCATAGAGGGTAAGTGAGGTAACTTATGAAGGATGTCTCGAGATGACAATTAGACCTTATCAAGTCCAGCCTGAAGCTGCAACCCTTTTGACTTCTCGACGTACTGGGATGTGTGACCCTTCTCCTGCTGTAGATACATGGAGCATGAAGTATTGTAAAGCCTCTGCAATGTGAGAGTGGTTATTTTTATCAATGTTTCCGTTCTTATGGTGGAAACGATACCCGCCCATCATAGCAGCTTTTAGCTGCGAACATTTTGGGTCAAGTAAAAACGCGCTATCGCCATCAACGTGCCGCATAAGGAAATCGTCCACTGCGGAAAGACGAGCCGACACATTGTTTGTTTTAGCTGGGATAACGCGGAAACCTTCGGCCTTGATGATGTCAACTGCCGAGCGTTCGTCGGTCTGGGCACGCTGAATACCTGCTGGGTCTGTCACAACAAGTATTGGTGCGCCGGAGAACCGGTCATAGATCATAGGTTTGAGAATCGTGCGGACGAAGCGCTGAATGCCCATATCGAATGAGACTGCCTCATCGAGAACCAGCACCCGTCCACGGGGGTCTTGTTGCCCTATAACTGCTGCCGGTGTCAACCCCAAATCCATACCAACAACGATAGGACGAACCCCATTGAGGATAGGGCTAAGAGTCTCATCAGCCATGTGATAGTCCGGTCTGAAATACTTGTAGACTGGCTGACCTGCTGAGCTGAGTCCGTACTCTCCGTCAATGAAGACCCGTATATATTCTTCGCTACGCCCCTGGGTGTCATAATATCCATCTGGTAAGTTCTCCACATTTTCTGCATAGATGCTACGTCCGGAGGGCTGCTTGAACACATCCCACCCGTTGTCGTTAAGGCTGACTCCGTCTTTAGGATCAAGCTTCTCCATCTGATAATACCACCAAGTGTCCATAGTCGGTGGGTTGGTGTCCCCCCACATACCATGCCACGTTGGCCCGCCGTCCTTCTTAGAAGGAAAACGCCCGATACGTTTAGACATCGCATCGACAATCTCGGAGTTAATATCCCTGCACTCGTTGAACCACGCGAAGGTAAGCTCGAGTGAGTTCAGGTTCGCTACGTCGTCCGCGTCATCAAGCGCTCGAAACATTATCTCACACTCAACATCGCCAACCTTAAAGAAATACGTCTTGGTCGTACGCATGAACTGACCACATGGGCCAGGTGGAAACCAGTCCAGAAATGTTTTAATCGTCGTATCCGTCAGCTGCCGCACGGTCTCACGCACAACAGCACACCGCGTTTTGCGTATGCCTTGTTCGTTCGGCTCCTGCGCACTCGCCCGACGCACAATCTCAAAACAACTCGCCACCGACTTACCAGACCCAACCGGCCCCATAAGC